CGCAACCTTTACTAAAGGCGCGCTGATTGAGATATGTTAGATTTTGGTTCATCTGAAATTATTTATATCAAATGGCCTAATTTTCCACATCAAAAATGCACTTTTTAGTAAATTTGTGAAGTTTGTATTAAATTAATTGTATTGCTACTTTCATTTTCTACTCCCTTATTATAACGACTTTCCTTATGATATTTTCTGATACCAAGAAGGTTGTTTTCTTTTTGTCCAGGTTGCAAAGTCTTTATCGTATATAATATATTGCTTATATTGATCAATAACAGACAGCTTATCAAAACCTTTAGTTTGACGACATTTACTATCTTGACTAATTGCAACTGTAAATGGTGTTAAACCACGTTGCTCAACAATTGTGTGATTTCGATTTTGATCACACCATTTTAAAAATACTGAACTAAAATGTTCTGGACTACCAGTCCATCTAAAATTACGTTCATCAACCATTGCAAGAGCATGATCAAGTAACCACTCAAAATTTGCTTGAGATTCAATCGTCCAAAGAGTACATTGATGTTTTGCATATCCTTTACCTCTCCTACGTACTCGTCCTGTTTTAGTTCGAGGACATGTCTCATGAGACAACGAGTCCTGCGAAAATGCGTTTTGAAGCATAATGCAGGACTCGATAATCATTTTAGATCTTGCATGTTGATCGCAAAGATTGATTGCAGATACAACAGGATCTTTATCAGTTACAAAAATATTCATAACTGAATTATATTTTATTTCCTAAATTAACCCACGACTACCTTGAGCAAATTCAACAAATTTATAAAATTCATTTCGACTACCATCACCTGTCTCGTGAAACGCACCAGACATACGGGCTGTACGCATTGAACTGTTCTGCTTAATACCTCTGAGCGAACAACAAGTATGATTAGCTTCAACCATTACTGCAACACCTTTATTATTAGTGCAAACTTTATCGATAAATTTATGAATATCCATATTCAAAGTTTCTTGTACAGAAGGTCTACGAGAAATATGATCAACAATTCGATTCAATTTAGAAAGACCAATTACTTTACCATCTGGAGATGGGATATAAGCTACATGAGCATAACCCATAAATGGTAGGTTATGATGAGCACACATACTAATAACTGGAATATTTGTTTGACAAACCATCCCATCATATTGACCATCATTCTCAAATGCAGTAATTTTAGGTGCATCTTCAAAACAACCTCTTGCAAGATCATGCACCCAAGCTTTTGCAACTCGCCGCGGTGTATCTTCCATATGTGGATTATTTCTCCAATCAAATCCTAAAGCTTCTAAAAATTGACCATAAGCTAGCTCTGCTTGTTTAATATCGTATATTTGACTCATAATACTATTATAATATCACATTTCCAATTATCAATAAAATATTTACAAAAATACTTAGTTGATTTTTACGCAACACTATCATTAAATAAATGAGTGTTATAAGAGTAAGTAGCTGGTGAGACTCGAAAGAACAAAATATTTGTTCTATTAATATCTTGATTTACGATAAAAATAGTTTATCATTAATATATGACATTTAAATCAACAAAAAAATTAGTATTAGGTTCATGTGCATTTAGGCAACCTAACGCAGCATTTAACAGAAAAGATGCAGGCAGTAACTCAAAGCGATGCAGTTTTATGCATGGTTATAGATTATCTGCAAAGTTTTGGTTTGGTTGCTCAAGTTTAGATGATAAGTCGTGGGTGCAAGATTTTGGTGGTTTTGGTCCAATTAAAGATCTATTCAAATATCAGTTTGACCATACTACTTGCTTAGCAGCAAGTGATCCACTTCTTGCTGAGTTTCAAAAGATTCACGATCTTGGTGGACTCGATCTTAGAATTATGCCATCTGGTACAGGTATTGAAAGGATTGCAGAGTGGTGTTTTCATCAAATGAATGAGTTTGTAACAACTCAAAGTGCAGGACGAGTATGGGTAGAAAAAATTGAAGTATTTGAACATGAAGATAATTCAGCAATTTATGAACCAACTAAACAAACAGAACCAGAGCAACTTAATACAACTATTGCAGCTGCACAAGAGATTGTTGCTCCTGCTGTGACAATGCCTGAACCTATCCAAACACCACCACAACAGTCAACTGCAGCACACGTTGGTCCTAGAACAACTACTGGTAATTATAGAGGTTTGTTTTCTGGTACAAACTGGGGATGATATTTAGGTATACCTTCCAATACTTTAACAATATGTTTTAGTATTTCAGAGCGTACAATCTCAGATAAGCCAAACTTTAAGCAATAAATTTCATTATCTAGACTAAATTGTGTATTAAATGCGTTGAGTACATCTCTAAATCCAGAATTTCTAATATCTGTTTGAAATGTATCACCAACGATAACGTACTTGGATTTATGTCCAAATCTAGTGAGAATAGTTGTCAATTCTTCTTTGCTTAAATTTTGAGCTTCATCGACGATTACAAGAGATCGATTAAAGGTAAGACCACGACAATAGTTAACAGGTATACCTTTAATCATCTCATTTTTATAGAGGTTATCAGCTGTAGATTTGCTGCTAATTTCTGTAATCTTTTCAATGAGTGGCATTGACCACGGTAAAAATTTATCATTTACTTCACCAGGAAGTGATCCCATCTGCTTTGACGCAGATTCCACAATTGATCTGATATAATAAATTTGATCAATATAATGTTCTTTCAATAGATGTAATCCAGCTAACACAGCAATATATGTTTTTGCTGTACCAGCAGGTCCATCTACAAATACCATTTTTGTTTTATTTGTTTGCAGCAACTGTAAAAACTCTTTATGTTTATCGTTGAACTGAAACGGTGTTTTTATCTCATAATTTAGTGCTGTATTTTTATTGATATTTTCATAAATTTCTGCAACTAACTCAGGATTTTCATCCCGACGACGAGGTTTTTTGGTCATACAAATATTTAGAGTATTTTACGGTAAAAATGTTGAGTTTTTGAAAGTATCAATTATAATATAAATATGGATTTAGAAAACGAAACTATATTTTTATCTGACGATAAGTTATTTTATACACTAGAAGGGGAAGGTGAATATATTGGGCAGCCTTCTGTGTTTATGAGAATGTCGATGTGTAATTTAACCTGTAAAGGATTTGCATCAGAAAGCTCGCCGCATGGTTGTGATTCATATATCTCGTGGTCAGTTAAAAATAAAATGTCATTTAAAGATATTTGGGAAGAATTTTTTGTTAATCAAAATTTTGCAGATAAACTTAAGAAGGGTGCTATTTTAAAATTAACTGGAGGTGAACCTCTTATTCAGGAAAAACAATTACTTAAATTTGTTGAGTATCTAGTGGATAAACTTGGTATGTGTCCACTTATTGATTTTGAAACCAATGCAACATTAATTCCAGACTCAAGATGGCAAGATTTGTTTGATGCTACATTCACCACATCACCCAAACTTAGACATAATGGTGATCCTGAAGATAAAACTTACAAACCAGAAGTATTAAAATGGCATGCAGTACATGGGTCTGGATTTAAATTTGTTGTTTCTTCTGATAAAGATATTGAAGAAATTTGGAGTAAGTATGTAACCGATGATAAAGGTATTAATGTATTAACATCACGAATTTGGTTTATGCCTTGTTGTGGTTCTCGTGAAGAACATATTGAAAAAGCTCCAGCAGTTGCGGAATATGCAAAAGCAATGAATGTTAATTTTAGTCCACGACTTCATTTATTAGTTTGGGATAAAGCATTACGTGTCTAATACTTCACTATACCAACCTAATTCACGCCATGTTTTACCTCTCCAACCAAACCTCCAATATTTTTTCGATTCAATTTGTTTATTTGAATCAACAACGCATTTATTGATGATTGTAACATTTGTGCACATATTTGCTTCAGCTGCTTTAAATGAATTAGTAAATATTCCAGCTGGAGTATAATAACGGTATTTTTCGTGGGATTTTGAGTTGGTATTTGATCTTTTTTGTTTATAATCATCTGATGCATTTTTCCAAAAATTTTGTAGTGCAACTTTTTGTTTTATTTTTTGTTCAAGTGTTATTTTTCTACCTAACATTGTAGGCCCACCATCTCCTCTTTCTGGTACGAGATTAGCCCATTCTTCACTTTCCACCACATTAAATTTTTCACTCCAAAACATACCTTTTTGTGTTAATTCTTCTTTAGTTTCACATTCATCTATTATTTCTGTAGTAATATGATTACCATGTATTTTAAGATGTTTTTTCCAATATATACCAGATCCTAAATAAGAAAAACATTCTAGTTTTTTATTAGTGGATTTTTTACATAAATACTTTAAATTAGTTATAGTATGAGTTTTAATCATCAAATAATGCTTCTTCATATATATATATTTATACTTTTAATGCTAAACTTTACTAATAATAAAGCTCTCAAAGTTTAAAAGTATGAGTTATTTAGACGTTTTAACAGCAATAAAAAATTATCCGATGGTTCGGTTAGGTATTTCAGCAATACCTAATGCTGGTATTGGTGTGTTTGCTGTTACAACTATAATAAAAGATACATTATTGTTTACAACACAAGGTAATTATACAGTTCCATGGCAAGCTATTCCTGAACATGCTATTGAATATTTGAAAACTATATGTCATACTACAAAAGATGGTGTAGTTATTGATTGCGAACCAAATAAAATTTACACTGCATATTATGTTAATCATTCTATTAATCCAAATCTTCATCATGATTCAGACAAGGATGAATACTGGGCTATAAGAGATATTAACGTTGGTGAGGAATTAACTTGCTATTATTTACCAAAAGAAAGAAACTGGAATGTACCTAAATCATAATATACCAACTATAACATGCTATATTCGCAATGAATATATGTTTAATAAAACAAAAGGATTCAATGAGTTTACATTGTGTGATGTGCATAGCGTTGCTTCAATTGAAAAACGAGTACCACTTTTTGAAGCATTTTTAGAAAATGGTGTTAACTGGACTCGTAGACCTATTACAGCATTTTGTTGGAAAAAAGATGCACCGGTCAGACCACTTAATGAACATATGTATTGGGATTGTTTTTCACCGTATGTTGATGTTCAAGTAAGACACAGACTTGCAGGTCTTAGAGCTGAATTAATAACTCATAAGCAAGAAAAGTTAGAAGGTACCTATATGTTTACTTTGGATTGGTCTTGGGAAAATAAAGCTAATACAGACTTTAATTTTTCTGAAACACCAGAGCATAAATGTGCTCATATTTTTAAAATGGATGAAGGTAATTTCTTCGCATATCCAAATAACAGGATAATTTGGTATGATGATGCTTGGATTAAAAACCGCATTGAAACTAATCCTGGATATATTATCGACACAAATGTATATTCTGTTGAAAATAGTCGTAAAATACAAACATCAGATCACTATATCTATAATATAACTAAATAACAAATGAAAATAACACCATTTCTAGTAATCTTAAATCAGATTAAAATATTTCACTGGCAGACTCGCAGTTATGCTGAACATAAAGCATTAGGTGAAGCTTATGAATCCTTAGATGATTTATTTGATAAACTAATTGAAACATATTACGGTAAATACGGTAGACCTACAGATCAGATAGAGTACACATTTAAAGCTTTCACATATAAGCCTGAGCTTGCAACTGTAATTAAAGATTATAGAGATCAATTAATGTCTGAACTTTCTGATGCTCTCACTGAGCAAGATAACGATTTACTCAATTTAAAAGATGAGATTGAAGGTAAATTCAATCATCTACTTTACTTGCTAACACTCAAATAAATAGCATTGAATTTTTAAAAATGGAACAAAAAGAAAATTTTGGAGTTTATTTCATTTATTGTAAAAATAATTGGAAGCAAATATTTGATGAACAAATAGATAGTATTAAACAATCTTCCATATTAAATACAATAAAAAATTTATTTTTGTCGATAAATTATTACACTGATCAGGATCTAGAATATATTGAAAACAAAATATCAGATTTGCAAAATGTAAAAATTGCAAATAAATATACCACCAATCATTATGAGTTTGAAGCTTTAAAATTGATTAAAGAAATATGTAAAATTCGTAATTGTAATATATTTTATATACACACAAAAGGTGCTGGTATATCACCTGATAATGTAGAATTTTATCATGGGTCGACAGATTATAATCATCTTCAATTGTGTGTTAAAGATTGGAGAATTTTTATGGAAAATTATTTATTATTTAAACATAAAGGTGTTATTAATGAGCTTAAAGAGTATGATGTTTGTGGGGTTAACTTAGTCAACTCACCACATAATCACTTTTCAGGTAATTTTTGGTGGTCAAAATCTGAATATATTAACACATTACCTGATATATCTGAGCTACCTTTAAATTTTAGATGGTCCGCGGAGTTCTGGATTGGTAGTGGGGATGGAAAATTCAAAAATTTTGAAACAAATAACAACGCTGGCTATTTAAATAGACTTAATACCATACAAACACACCACATACATAATTAAATGAATATTGATCTTATTATTTCCAGATATAATGAAAATCTAAATTGGGTGCATCGAGTTGCTAGCAACATCGATAGAATATATTTGTACGATAAAGGTGTTGTAGATAGCAATATTGGTGCATTCAGTATTAAATTACCTAATGTTGGTAGAGAAGCACATACCTTTTTACATCATATTATTTCACAATATGATAATTTAGGTGATTACAATGCGTTTTGTCAAGGGGATCCTATACCACACGGTGGTGATCAAATTTTACATACGATTAATAGTATCAAAAAAAAGACAGACGAATTTGACTTTTTATGGTTATCAAATGGGCTCTTTGTATGTGATAAAATGGGATTACCACAACATTCTGGACTTAATATTAATGACTTTTTAAATAGAGTTGGAATTATAGATGTAGAAGATAATATTGCTTTTGCTCCAGGTGCACAGTTTATTGTTAACAAAAAACTAATACTAAGACATCCTAAATCTTTTTACGAAAAGCTAATTACGCAGTTTGATGATAATCTATATCTTGAAGATTATAGGAATAAAGATATATGTGATGGTAGGCCATATTATACACTAGCATGTATTTTTGAACGAATATGGGAAAAAATTTTTAAGTCCAACTTAAATAAAATATAAAACATGTTAAATACTATTGAAATATATGAAAATTTCACACCTATTGCAAAAGATATAAGAGGTTGGAATAGTAATGATGAAATTTTTAAAGAGTTAATAAACAAAAAAAATCCTAAAATGGTTGTGGAAGTAGGTTCATGGAAAGGTGAATCTGCTATTCAAATGGCGGAACATATAAAAGCGTTAAACATTGATAGTAAAATTATTTGCGTAGATACATGGCTAGGTGCTGAAGAATTTTGGACAACTTTGTCAAATACAGAAGATAGAAACTTAATGTTTAAAAATGGTTATCCGCAGATATATTATCAATTTTTATCTAACGTTGTACATACAAATAACCAACATATTATTACCCCTTTACCGTTACCATCAAGTATCGCGTATAAAGTACTCCAATACCATAATATAAAAGCGGATTTAATTTATATTGATGGATCTCATGAGTATCAGGATGTATTAACTGATATTAGAAATTATTTACCGATTTTAAACGATGGTGGTATTTTATTTGGTGATGATTATACTAATACATGGCCTGGGGTTGTACGAGCAGTAAATGATGAACTGGGAAATAAAATTAACGTAGTCAATAATAATTTTTGGGTATATGAGAAAAGTTAAAGTTATGGGTTGTGGTTTATCTGAGATTACAGCTGATAGACTTTTAAAAGATCAAGAGTTTAATGTAATAGTTGTTGAAATTTTAACAAACGATATTATATAAGATTATGCGTATCGCCTTTTCCGGAGCTCAAAACACAGGTAAGTCAACTTTAGTAAAAGATTTTTTAACAGTCTGGCCTCAATATAAAACTTTAGATACAACATATAGGCAGATTATTAAAGATAAAGATCTAACACATTCGTCAAATACAACGCAGGAAGCTCAACGGATAATACGTGATTGGATGTATGGTGAGATTAAAAAGAATAAACAAGGTGATACGATTGTATATGATCGCTGTCTCTTAGACAATCTTATCTATACTCTTTGGTCACATAGATATAAGCCTGGATCTATTGATGGTAAGTTTGTTGATGAAACTATTGATATGGTAAGAGAGTCAATGAGAAATCTCGATATCATTTTTTATATTCCTGCTGATAAATGCAATTTTGGAGTCGTTAACGACTCATTTAGAGATACAAATCTTGCTTATCGTAAAGAAATCGACCAATTATTTAAAATGTTACTCAGCGAATATAACGATAATTATGATGCTGATGTTTTCTTCCCAAAAGGTGATTCACCAGCTATTATTGAATTGTCTGGTACAAGAGAGCAGAGATTACTTTCGATCAGTGATTACATCGACCTCGACGGTAAACTTCACGGAGAAGAAAAGAGTATTTTTAGTTCAGAGCAGTTAACTCTCATGGAAACCGTTTTAAGAGAACAGCAAGAACAAAAAGCGGTTGAGGATAAAGAAGCAGAACAGAATCTTGTTAAGCTCCAATAACAGAAATAAACGTTGCATCTGTAGGTGTATAAATAACACCTGTAGGCGCTCCTGACGATGCACTCATAGTAGTAAATAGACATACATTACCTTGTACCGCATCCAATCTTGTTTTATCCGCATTAGATGATACGGTAGCACCATTAATAGGACCGTTAAATACAACGCTGTAATTACCAACAGAATTTCTAAAAGCGGTACAATTAATACCAGTTGTACTTTCTGTATCAATACCGTTAAACGATATAACACCTGTAATAAAGTTGTCAATATATGTGGATGAAAACGCTTGAATCTGTGTTGTTGTATCTGCTACTGCACTTGCTATAGCAGCATTTAATGCGTCTGCTGTTAAAAATAGATTAGTTGTTGTAGTATTAACAATAGTTGATAACGCTTCTACTTCTGTTTGTAATTGAACAATCTCACCATAAAAGGTAACATTTTCAGGTGGAAGTATAAAGTTACTGAAGTCGATAACGTTTGTACCTGTATCTGTTTCAACAATAAGCAAGTCACCTGGTTGTACTTCATCCAGTTGAGGAAGCTCTTTAATGTTTACGTAAATATTATCACCTTTTGTTTCCATATACAGT